AGGGGGACAGTGATAACAATTGTCCCCCCTAAATTGTGCTAGTTATATGAACAACACCTATGCTGAGATCCTCCGAGTTTGGAACAATGAAACCCCTGATGATTTTGCCATCTTCAGCGAATTCTACTACCAAATGTTCGGAGAGGATTTTGACATTCCTTACGAAACATCTTCAACAACATCATCATTCTTCCCCTATGAATAATTACTCGCAAACTATGCATGAGATTGCAGATCTTATCTTTGATTCTTGATACTTAGCAGGGGCAGAGTTCTTGACACTTTGCCCAAAATCTGATAAAATTAGAGATAACACCGAAACAGCAGTTATGGCGGTTCGTTGTTATTATGCGCGGGGCGCGATGCCGTATATAAAAACGCTTAACTACCCTAACCTACAGAGGTGACAATTCGCGAGTGATATATAATTCAACTTTCGATTTCGTTATTAGAAAAAAAATTTCCCCCAAAAAATTTTTATGGAAAAGGTCTATCACATCTATGCCAAGGAAGAATGTTTATACAATAATCTAAACGAAGAACAATTTAAGAATACATGGAACACCCTCAAAGGGATGGTTGGTTTATTACATACTGACTATACCTCTGAGGATTTGTCATATGAAAAGGTCACGCGCCATCGAGGATATGAATCGAAAGAGTGTGGAGAACCAGAAGGATGTGATTCATATTGACTTTATACATACTACACGTTATAATTGATCTGAAGGTTAATTCAAACTATGGCTAAAGGATTCACTGTTAAAGCAAAAGCGCCCACGAAGAAGAAAGAAGAAGAGTGGGATATTCCAGCAATCAAAGAAAGGATGAAGGGCAAGACGATTGTCTTCTGTTTGCCCGGTCGAGGTACTTCATATGTTTTTCTGAAGAACTTTGTACAACTCTGTTTTGATATGGTACAGAGTGGTCTGAGTATTCAGATCAGTCAAGACTATTCGTCTATGGTAAACTTTGCACGTTGTAAGGTTCTTGGAGCAAACGTACTGCGTGGTCCTAAGCAGATTCCTTGGGATGGTAAGTTGCAGTACGACTATCAACTCTGGATTGACTCGGATATTGTCTTCGACACAAATAAGTTCTGGCAACTTTGTGATCTTGCATTCCCTGCTGAAGGTGAAGAGAAAGAGATCGTTGCAGGATGGTATGCTACAGAGGATGGCACGACTACCTCAGTAGCACATTGGTTGGAAGAAGATGATTTCCGCAACAATGGTGGAGTGATGAATCATGAAACTGTTGAGTCAATCTCGAAACGTCGCAAACCATTCACCGTGGACTACACAGGTTTTGGATGGGTATTGATCAAGAAGGGCGTCTTTGAGAATCTTGAGTATCCTTGGTTTGCTCCTAAGATGCAAGTCTTTGAATCTGGTGCTGTTCAAGATATGTGCGGAGAAGACGTATCATTCTGTCTTGATGCTAAGGAAGAGGGTTATGACATCTGGTGCGACCCTCGGATTCGTGTTGGTCACGAAAAAACTCGTATTATCTGACCGCGTTGCTCGGTACAAATCACAAGGAGATTAATTATGGCAGCTATGAAAGGTGGCGGTTACATCGTAGGAAAACCGAAAAAAACTCGTCAAGGAGAGGGGAAGCACACTAAATTGTCCGCGACCTCTCGTAATGGAGCAAAGAAAAGGTATAGAGGACAAGGTAAATAGATAGTAAGACTTGTGAAGTTTTTCTATGCCTTGTTTGATTGCTAATCTTCCATCTCAGGAAGTATGGGTCCGTAAGGAATATCTTACGGATCATCAAAGTGGACATGGTGAATTCGTAAAGGGCGTCTGGGTATCGGTTAAGTCGATCCCTGGGCGTGCTTTTTATTTTGAGACGTATTTACCAGAATATGCGGCAATGTATGATAAATTGCCAATTAGTGCTTTTGTATCCGAACCAGTAAAACCAACTCCTGATCTAACGTTACATAATTTGCAGTTTTGGAATTGTATGGACTATGGTGTAACTGTGGTTCAGAAGCAGTTTATCGGTTCTATGCATTATGAAGTGTATACACGCGATTTTGGAACACAAACCGGAACTTATATCTGTACGATTGATAACTATCACCAAGATCCTGACGCAGTTGACTACGCGACCAGTGAAAATCCATCAGAACACAAGTCACATAACCTGATTGAACTTGATAATGGTCAATTCTGTCTCTATCCTAACAACAGGACACGCATTTTTGACAACTCACTGACTCCAGAAACGCCAAAAATCCCAGATTTCAAGGTTTCGACCGTATATTACCAGGTTGAGAATGGTCATGACCGCGATGGACTCGGAAATGATGAGAATTATTTCTGGAAAACAGCAAAAGAACGCAAAAATAACGAAAATTTACCCGAATTTTAAGAAAATGACCGATTTTTTAGACAATCTGGGCAATCATCAGCACCAAAAGATGCTTCGTGAGATCTCAAACGACGATAAAACGCCAAAAAAACGCGATTCTTTGAAAGAAACTGAGATTTTTGAAAATGAAGAGGAATATACAGTGCTGCCTCCACAAACTTTGAATGAATTTTGATTTATACCTTAATAAATAAGATATAATCGCTGTATTTTTGTGCCTCTAGAAAGGGTAAGTCAAGGTTTTAAAGACGTTAGCATGTCATTTCTGAGCAATCCTCTGAATGACGACTTAATTGCGCTTAAAAATGAGCAAGCAATTGCTCGTTCGATTAGAAATATCGTCTTTACCTTTCCTGGAGAAAAGTTTTTTGATGAAACTTTCGGATCAGATGTTTCTAGATCACTTTTTGAGAATATTGACGATCTCTCTGCCGAAACAATGAGAGATCAAATTGAGGAATCAATCAATCGCTTTGAACCAAGGGTTAATCTGAGAACAGTTAAAGTATTACCTGATTTTGATAATAACGCATACGAGGCGGTCGTAATTTATGATATCGTTGGAATTGATGTTCCGGCACAAGAATTAGAATTCGTTTTGCAAGCAACTAGGTAACAATGCCACTAGTCAATTTTTCAAATCTGGACTTTAACCAGATTAAAACCACTCTTAGAGACTATCTACAGTCAAATTCTAGTTTTACCGACTATGATTTTGAAGGGTCTAACCTTTCTACGATTTTAGATGTTCTGGCATACAATACCTACATTACCTCATACAACGCAAACATGGTTGCGAATGAGGCATTCATTGATAGTGCGACTTTAAGAGAAAATGTCGTAGCATTAGCAAGAAATATTGGATATGTACCACGCTCCAGAAAGGCAGCCAGAGCGACTATATCGTTCTTTGTCGATGCTTCCGATATCACACCTCCTCCAGTCTCTATAACCCTTAAGAAAGGTCCTGTAGCGGCATCTGCGGCTGCTTTTGGTAACTCATCCTTTGTATTCTCAATTTTAGATGATGTTACAGTTCCCGTTCTTGACGGAGTAGCAACATTTGACGATTTACCAATTTATGAAGGTACTTTATTAAGCACAGAATTTACATATAGTGCCAGAAATCCAAATCAGAGATTTATTCTGAATAATATTGGTATTGACACTGATCTTTTATCAGTCACAGTAAAAGCAAACGAACAATCAACACAATCAGTTAAATATTCTCTTCAAGATAGTCTGTTTAGTGTAAAATCAGATTCCAAAGTTTATTATATTCAAGAAATCGAAGATGAGAGATATGAACTCTTCTTTGGAGATGATGTTTTTGGTCAAGCACTTGAAGAAGGTAACTTTATTACCGCAAATTATATTGTAAGTAATGGAGATAGTGCAAACGGAGTTAATAATTTTGCTTTCTCTGGCAAATTAACATATACAAGAAACGCTGTTGAGTATACGGTCACAGATGGCATCTCTTTTGTGACAACAGGTCTTAATGCATCTGGTGGAGAGAGTATTGAGACAATTTCTTCGGTAAAAAAATATGCTCCTCGCATTTACTCATCCCAAAACAGAGCATTGACTGCTGATGACTATGAAACTCTGATTCCATCGAAGATTTATCCAGAAACTGAGTCAATTTCCGTATTTGGTGGTGAGGATTTGATTCCACCACAATATGGAAAAGTTTTCATTAGCATCAAACCAAGATTTGGCGATTTCTTGCCAAACCTCGTAAAACAGAACATTAGAAATCGTCTTAAGAAATATGCGGTTGCCGGAATTGTTCCAGAAATCTTAGATTTGAAATATTTGTATTTGGAAGTTGATTCCAAGATCTATTATAACTCAAATTTAGCACCAAGTTCGGCATATGTCTCCAGCACAGTCCAAGACAATGCAAATAAGTATTCTGAGTCATCAGAACTGAACAAATATGGTGCTAGATTTAAATATAGTAAATTTTTGAAAATTATTGATGATAGTCATGAGTCAGTAACCTCTAATATCACGAATATTCAAATGAGACGTGATTTAAGAGTCGTTACCAATACTTTTGCCGAATATCAAATCGGTTTTGGTAATGAATTCCATATTAAGAGAATGAGTGGATATAATATTAAATCTACAGCATTTAGAATTGCTGGAAATCCAAATAGTGTGTATTTGGGCGATTTGCCTAATACAAATAGAATTGATGGATCATTATTCTTCTTTACAGTTCCTTCAGTCAATTCTAACAGCCCAACAATCATTAGAAGAAACGTTGGAACAATTAATTATAAGAAAGGTGTCATAACAATTAATCCAGTCAACATCTTGGCAGGAAAAATCAAAGATGGTCAACCAATTATTGAGATTTCTGCCTCACCACACTCAAATGATGTTGTCGGATTACAGGATCTTTATTTGCAGCTAGATATTAGTAATAGTACATTTGATACAGTAGTGGATAGTATATCCTCTGGTCTTGACCCATCAGCGTCTACTTACATTTCATCCTCTAGTTACGCTAATGGAGCACTTGTCCGTGAGACGGGTGATCTTGGTACGGTAAATACAGATGGGTTATCAACTAACGTCACTAACAGGACTATAGCAACAACCACCACGACAACCACCACCAGCACTACCGGAACAACAACCAGTACGACAACCACCACTCCTTCATCTACTGGATCTACTGGAAGCAGTGGCAGTGCCTCTGGTGGAGGTCAATCTGGATCAGGCGGCGGATCTGGTTCATCCGGCGGCGGATCATCTTACTCTTACTAAGAACGTAAAATCATAAAATGGCAGAAAAGAGAATTCAGTTTAACAACGTAGTTCAGAACCAAGTTCCTGCGTATGTAAGGGAAGAGTTTCCTCGTGTTGTAGAGTTTTTAAAGCAATACTATATTGCTCAAGAGTATAAAGGTGGTCCTGTTGATTTAATTCAAAATATTGATCAATATTTAAAATTAAATGAATCTACGAATTTAACAGAATCTGTTATTCTAGGATCTGACATTGAAATCTCTGATTCTACAATTTCTGTTGACCTTACAAAATCTCCAACAGGGACAACTGGATTTCCAGATTCTTATGGATTGATTAAAATTGATGATGAAATTATTACATATACAGGTAAAACCTCATCATCGTTTACTGGATGTGTAAGAGGATTTGTTGGAGTTTCCTCTTATAAGGATAAGACAAAACCAGAACAACTTGTATTTGAAGAATCCGAAGCAGATACTCATACTGATGGTGCAACTATAACAAACTTAAGTGTTTTGTTTTTGAAAGAATTCCTTACAAAAACAAAATATCAATTAACCCCTGGATTTAATAACAGAACTTTTACTGAAAATCTTAATCAAAACGTTTTTATTAAGCAGTCAAAAGATTTTTATCTTAGCAAAGGAACAGATAGATCTTTTGAGATTTTATTCAAAGCACTTTACGATGAAGACGTAAGGATAGTAAGACCAAGAGATTTTCTTCTTACACCATCTAATGCCGATTACAGAATCGTTAATGATATCGTTGTTGAACCTGTAGAGGGAGATCCTGCCAATCTTCAAGAAGCTGTCTTGAGACAAGATGCCTATAAGGATCTATTTACGAAAGCATATGCTCCTATCACCGCAGTTGAAAAGGTAAACGTTGGCACAGGGGAGACTTATTACAAACTGAGTATTGACTCTGGATATTCTAGAGACATTGGTGTTGACGGAGCTTTGTATGGTCAATTCTTTGCTCATCCAAAAACAAAAGTCATTGGGCAAGTTGCTGCTGGTTCTACAATCATTGATGTTGATTCCACAGTCGGATTTCCTACTGGTGGAGAGTTGTATGTAAATTATACAAACCAAACTGTTGGGGTTGTATCTTTTAAGTCAAAATCCTTAACGCAATTCTACGATTGTTCAAATATCACTCTGACAATTGCCGATAAGTCTAATATTGGCATTAACACCTATGCGTATGGAGCATCCTTCTTAGATCAGGATGAAGAGATTAAAGTTAGAGTGAATCATGTACTGAGTAATCTGTCTATTGATGATACAAGATATCTGGCACAAGATGATGAATTAAAGATTAAAACCTTAGGATCCAATGCGACAGATGCCATCTCGAAGAATTGGTTGTATAACGTTTCTTCTGTATATGAAGTAAAGAGTTTAGAATTAATTGATTCATCTGACCTTACATATTCAGTAACTTTAAAAACTGATCACTATTTTAAAGTTGGTGACACTATTACGGTTATTGAAGGTGGATCCGAAAAAGGATCTACAATTATTTCTATTACTGCTGCTGATACAATTACTATTAGAGGGCAGGGACAATTAGATACAAATGCTTCTTTTACGCTTAGAAGAAATATCCTTAAAGGAAATTCTGATGTATTAAAGTCTGCCAATAATTATTCTGCTAACGTTCAAAACGTATATGTTGGTTCTATTCAGTCTAGAACGAAGCAGGAAAAACTTTTAGTATCATCACCATCTATTCCTTTTTATAATGCTCAACCCATAGAGACAACTGATGGTTCTATCACTTTCTCTGGCACGTTTACTGCAGACGAAACTCAATTACAAATAACCTCAGTTACAGATCATGGTTTTTATAGTGGAGATGCTGTCTACTATCTCCCAGAAAAAACTTCTGAAAAGTTTATCAACGAGTCTGGAGAAGTAGATGAAAGAACTGTTGTAAGTTCTTCTATTCTTACTGAAGGTCTTTATTTTGTAAAGAGAGTCAGTTCTACAACAATTCAACTTGCGAGAAGTAGAACTGATATCTACAACTCCACGTTTGTTTCTCCAAGTGCTGATGCAACCGTAACCAATAATGTTATTAAGAGGTATGATTTAAGAGATAGATCTCTTGAGTCTCAAAAATTACTGAGAGAAATCAAAACGCCTAATATTGATGGAACTGTTCATCCAACTGAACCTGGTTTTACTGGAGTTTTGGTCAATGGTGTTGAGATCTCAAATTATAAGTCAAATGACTTAGTATACTATGGAAAAATTAATGATATTGAAGTTCTTGCTCCGGGTGGTGGATATGATCTCATTACTCCACCTCTGCTGAATATATCAGACACGGTAGGAACGGGTGCGACTGGTTATGTCGCAGTATCAGGGGAACTCGAAGAAATAAGAGTCATTGATGTTGGATTTGATTATGAAGAAACTCCAGTTGTAAAAATTACTGGTGGAAATGGAACTGGTGCTGTAGCATCAGTGAACATGAAACAAATAACTCATGAGGTCTCCTTTAATTCTCAAATTGAAGGTGGTGAGGTTTCTATTGGGGCAACTTTATCTACAATTGGAATTGGAACATATCATAAATTCAGAAATGCTGAAAGGGTAATTTATGATCCTGATGGTCAAAGAGCAATTAGTGGTCTGACTACAAATAGTGAGTATTTTGTTTCTGTTGTTGATAACACCACATTCAAACTTCACCCAACTGAAAATGATGCGATTGTTGGCATCAATACAGTTGAGTTTGGTGTTCATGGACTTGGAAAACAAAAAATTAAATCTTACAACAAAAAACTAGTTCTCTCATCCATCACTGTTACTAATTCTGGAGATGGATACCAGAACAAGCAAAGAACTGTTGCTGCCGCAGGAATTAATACAGCATCTAACCAGATTACTATCACAAACCATGATTATCAATCTGGAGAAATTTTAAAGTACACTGCTGGCGATACTACCATTGGTGGTTTAGTAAGTGGAACTGAATATTATGCGACTAAAGTAGATGACAACAATTTTAAACTTTCCAGAGTTGGACTTGGTTCTACAAATAAAGATTACTACTATCAAACAAAACAGTATCTTGAATTTTCTTCTACTGGATCAGGAACACATTCATTTAACTACCAAGACATCAGTGTTTCTGTAGAAGGAAAGATTGGTATTTCTTCCATTGGATCAGAAACTTTTGAAGCACAAATTCAACCAATTTTTAGAGGAAGTGTAACCTCGGTTCATCTTTCAAATCAGGGTGTTGGTTATGGATCATCCGAAATTGTCAATTTTAACAGACCACCAACTGTAAGATTGGTCTCTGGCAAAAATGCCCAGTTGTCGCCAATTATTTCAAACGGTGCGATTACAGATGTTATTATCTTGAATGGTGGAACTTTATATAATTCTTCTCCAGATCTAA